CAGCGCAAGATGACAGACCGAGACATTGAAAAAATTGAACAACTCATTGAGGAGGCTTACGAATGAACGTGGAAATCAGGAATGTAATCAGCATCGATCTGGGCGAGCTGCTCAGCAATGACAAGTCCGGTTACTGCCACCGGACAATCGTGATTGAAACGCCAGAAGGGCAGGTAGTTATCAAGCTCTACTCAAAGAACGAAAATGCCTTGAAGGTAGCCGTATGATCTGCCGCTGCGGGGCGAACCCCGATGGTTTATGCGGGGACTGCTGGCTGGATCCCCAACAATTGGAGCTTCCCTTTGAGCAGGAAGGGGGCTAGTATTGTGTCACCAGCGTCGAATCTGGAAACAATGCAAGGCAATAGTGAGCATTCTCCGAAGCTGCCCCCTGTTGCCGTAACTCTGACCCTCCTGGTTGTGCCTTGCGCGGCATTTCGACCAGGGGGCAGCTTCCGAGGATGTTCAGTGAACTATTACCAGATGCATATTGGCGATTACGCCAGCCACACAAGACACCTGACCAATATCGAAGACCTCGCTTATCGAAGGTTGTTAGACCTTTATTATCTACAGGAAAAGCCAATTGTTGGTGATGCTGCGTCAGTCGCTCGGCAAGTCAACTTGCGCGGCCACGAGGATGAGGTAAAAGCAGTCCTCGGTGATTTCTTTGAAGAAACCCCGCATGGATGGGTCAACCATCGGGCGGAGAAAGAAATTGCGCACTATCAGGAAAAACGAGAGAAAGCATCCAACGCCGGTAGAGCGTCCGTTCAACGTCGGCTCAACGTCCGTTCAACAGACGTTCAACTAACCAATAACCAAGAACCAATAACCATAAACCAAGAACCAAAGAGTAAGCGCTTCGCGCCACCTGCTCTCGATGAGGTAATCACTGAAATGACCGGAAGAACACAAGACCCTACCCACGAAGCAAATCGTTTCCTGGCCTACTACGAATCGAACGGATGGAAGGTCGGCAGGAACCCGATGAAGAGTTGGAAAGCAGCTGTTACCAATTGGGTGACCAAGACAAAACAACCACAATTGATCGACAGCTCTCAGACAGGGCTGGCGGCTAGGCTAACCGACACTAGCTGGGTGTAACTATGAAACCTGAAATTGTCGAGGCTTACGGTTGGCTATGGCATGAAGTGGCGCAAGGGACAAAAACACGCAAGGCGTATCAACTTTTGTCCCTTGCATTGACCGCAGAACAGCGGAAGGCGGGGATTGAGAAGGCGAAGTTGAATGGAGCGGGGAAGAATGCGAAAACCCGTTGAATGCGTATTAGCTTGTATTGTGATTTGTTTATTTGTTATCGCGTGTTTACCATCAACTGGCTTTTAGGAGGCCGCATGGATCAGAAAAAAACCATACTTGATCTGCTAAAGAAGGGCGAGACGCTGACCGGATTGAAGGCGTTAAGGTTGGCAGGGACGATGAAGTTATCCACCAGGATCGGTGAGTTAGAAAGGCAGGGTCACGTTATCCACAAGGGTTGGACGAAGACCCCGAAAGGCGTGAAAATTAGAACTTATTACATCGGAGCTTGAAATGTTTGAACAAAGACCAAACAGCGGTGCCATTTTCAACAACAGCCAGAAGCAAAAGGACAACCACCCCGACATGCGTGGCGACTTCAACATCGACGGCCAGAAGTATTCCATCTCTGGATGGTGGAAGACCGGCAAGAAGGGGGAGTTCCTTTCCGTGAGTATCCAAGAATGGAAGGCACCAGAGCTGTCAAAGCAAGTTGAGGTAAAACCGACCCGTAAACAACCTGTCGTTCCCAAAGATGACTTTCCGAGCGACGAGATTCCTTTCTGATGAAAAAGGTCACCAAAAAAGAGATTGCCCAGATTCGTGCCTTGTATCCTGAGTTCTGCCAGGCTGAGATCGCAGAACAACTGGGAATCTCGAGACAGCAGGTTCATTACCATTTGAGTGTCGCAGGGGCGATCCTGCCGGGTAAAAGGGCGCAAAGAGACCCTGAAACGGGTTTGTTTATGACTCAGCAAAACCGGCAAGACATAGAGTTCAGGCGACAACTCAACCCCCTAATGACCGCATGGCAGAGTAGGAGCATTCGTGTTCGCCCATCCGAAAAGACCGTGGAAGCTGGCAGCGGAAATCTGCCAGTTGTCCCTTGAGGAGCGGAGGAAAGCATTAGACCTGATCGACCCGATGTTCCGAGATCAAGTCAAAACCCACTTGTTAAACTATTTCGAGCGCAGAAAACATGGAATTAAAAACGCTCGCCCAGCTCGCTATGGAAATGGCGAAGATGAGGGCCGATATCGAGGCCGGGAAGACTATTGAGCTTTCGTGGTCGGCCGAGAAGGGCAAAACGCCAACGCAAAGGAACTCTCTTCATCGGTGGTTGGAGTTGCTTGCGGATGAACTGAACGCCGGAGGATTCGATCAAACGGTTTGGTTTAGGGAATACGCGAAGGCTGGGATTTCTTCGAGGTGGTCGAAGTACTCGGTAAAAGAGACCTTTTACAAGCCGGTTCTGGAATCCCTGACCGGCAAGACCTCGACCGAGGAAATGAATACCGTAGAACCAAGCGAGGTCTGCCAGATTGTAGGGCAGGCGCTTTCCCAAAGATTAGGAATCACTCCCCCAGCATGGCCGACGAGGTTTGAATGTTCATCAAGCGACTAGCAGCAGACAGTTGGTTCTCAAGGTGCGTCCGAGAGGCGGCAAAGTGGAAATGCCAGCGGTGCGGCGCGCAGCATGATCCTGGCTCACAGGGGCTTCACTGCGCCCATTTCATGACGAGGGGTAAGTGGGCTACCCGCTTCGATCCGTTGAACGTGGCGGCCCTCTGCTACGGCTGTCATTCGTTCATTGACTCTCGACCTTATGAAAAGGCCCAGTGGTTTGAGGACTTTCTAGGAGAGGATGTTGCCCAGATCATCCGCGAGAAGTCCGAGAATACAAAGCACGGTCTCAAGAAGTGTTTAAAGGAAATCACAAAACACTATAAGGCCGAGCATGAGCGAATTCAGCAGGCAAACCTCGACGGGGTGCCGAACGTAACTGTGGTGGGGTTTCTATGAACTTAAAATCGTGCCCAAAATGCAAAGCAGATGCCGAAGAAATTATCGCCGCCAGTATTGACGAGGATGGCATGATGCAACCTTGCAAACCCTACCGCAGAGGCTGGTACTGCTTTGAATGTGGTTACTTCGATCAGGCAATCGGTCGTGAACGGCTTGTCAAAGGTATGGCGGGAGGTAGTCATCCTTCATTTCAGAGATAAGCCAGCGTACCGCGAAAACCCAAGCGATTGAAAAAAGTACAATAAACATATAACCTCCATTGTGTTGGGAAAGGAACTGTAAAGCATATTGGGCGAAAAGTAAAGGGAAATGTTATGCCATTGAAGAAAGGCTACAGCCAAAAGACGGTCAGCCAGAATATCAAGACGGAGATGAAGTCGGGCAAACCCCAGAAGCAAGCTGTTGCGATTGCTCTGGATGTAGCACGACGGGCCAAGAAAAAGCGGGGGAAGCTCGAATAATGCCAGCCGGTAGACCGATGAAGTTCAAAACGCCTGAAGAACTACAGAAGGCAATCGATAGCTATTTTGCGCAATGCGACGACAACAACCCGCCGCTGATCTCCGGTCTCGCCTATCATCTTGAAATGACTACGGAAAGTCTCCGCAACTATCAAGAAAGAGACGAATTTTTTGCGATAGTAAAAAGAGCCAAGCAGCGAGTGGAGATCGCAGTCGAGAAAAACCTTCATGGGTCGGCCTGCACTGGGTCGATCTTCTGGTTGAAAAACAACGCGGGATACCGCGACAAAACCGAGCAAGAGCTAACCGGCGCAGAAGGCGGGCCGATTAAGCAGGAATGGACGATCAAGGTAGTCGATGCCTAAGATGACCATACCGCGAAGGCTTTTGCCGTTGGTGCAGAAGCCCAAGCGGTTCAAAATCATCATAGGTGGTAGGGGGTCTGGGAAATCCCAGACGGTCGGTGACATATGCTTGATGGACGCTCAGACGAAGGGCATCAAGACTGGGTGCTTTCGGGAGTTCCAAGTGACGATGGACGACTCCCC